TGGAAGTAAAATCTTGGCTGCTTCTACTTCTGCTTCTGCAGTTCGTGGTATGTCATTCAACATTTTATTTTTGGATGAATTTGCGTTCGTCCCAAATCATATTGCAGATTCATTCTTTGCTTCGGTTTATCCTACAATTACTTCAGGTAAAAATACAAAAGTAATTATAGTATCAACTCCACATGGTATGAATCATTTTTACCGAATGTGGCATGATGCTGAAAAAGGTAAAAATGAGTATGTATTCACAGACGTTCATTGGAGTGAAGTTCCAGGAAGAGATGAGGAATGGAAAAAGCAAACTATATCAAACACTTCGGAACAACAATTTAAAGTTGAGTTTGAATGTTTGGGTGGAAAAACTAATTTAGAAATAATAAATGATAATGGTGAAATAGAAACTATTACTATGGAAAGTTTATATGAAAGAATGTGAGTTCCTTGGATTATAAATAAAAAATAAAAGCAATGTATTATATTTACTTTCTTAAAGATTCAAATGGAAAAGTTCAATACGTCGGACAAACTCAAAATTTAGATGCTAGAAAAAGAGAGCATAAAAGAAATAAACCCCCACATAAATTTGAAATAAAAGAAGAGGTAGAAATTGCAAAAGATGCTAAAGAATTAGAAATTTTTTATATAAAAAAATTCAATACTTATGAAATTGGATGGAATAAAACTCCAGGAGGAGAAGGATTTGATGGGTATAGTAGAAAAAGAATTGGTGGCGTTAAGAAAGGACATACTCCATGGAATAAGGGAGTTAAAAATTGTTTTTCCGAGGAAACAATAGAAAAAATGAAGAAGACCAGAAAAGGAAGAGTTTTTAGTAGAAAAATTAAAGATGAGCAAATAATAGAGATAAGAAAAATATATAATGAACAACCATTTTTACAAGAGGTTGGAATAACTATGAAAAATGGAAGAAAAATGTCATATATTCAAGCATTTTGTAAAGAATATGCTAAGAATTATGATTTAACTCCACAGGGGTTGAGAAAAATTATACTAAATGATTGTTGGAAAAATGTTTAAACTTAATAAAAATATTAAAGTAAAAACTCCTAGTGGATTTAAAGATTTTTCTGCAATTCAAAAAGTATATAAACCATATTATTATTGGATTATATTTGATGATGGTTCTGAAATAAAATGCTCAGAGAATCATTCATTTGGTAGAGAACGAATTAAAGCATCGACAATTAAGGTTGATGATTTTCTTCAAGGAAAAAAAGTAGTATATAATGAAATAGTAGAAGAAGATATATATCTTTATGATTTATTAGATGTTGGTGAGGATAATCTTTATTATTCTAATAATATAATATCACATAACTGCGAATTTTTAGGATCTGTAGATACTTTAATTGCTCCATCAAAATTAAGATCTCTTGTTTATGATCATCCCAAGACTCGCAGTGCTGGATTAGATGTTTATGTGGATCCTGAAGATAATCACGATTATCTTATTACGGTAGATGTTGCAAGAGGAGTAGGAAATGATTACTCTGCATTTACTGTTGTTGATATAACAGAATTTCCACACAAAGTAGTTGCAAAGTATAGAAATAACGAAATAAAACCAATGCTTTTTCCAAGTATTATTGATGAAGTTGGAAAAAGTTACAATGATGCATATGTATTATGTGAAGTTAATGATGTTGGAGATCAAGTAGCAAGCATTCTTCAATATGATTTAGAATATAAAAATTTACTAATGTGCTCAATGAGGGGAAGAGCAGGTCAAATTGTAGGTCAAGGATTTTCTGGAAAGAAAACTCAACTTGGGGTCAAGATGTCAAAGACGGTAAAAAAAGTCGGATGTCTTAATCTCAAAACAATGATTGAAGAGAATAAGTTATTTTTAAATGATTATGAGATTATTGCAGAACTCACCACATTTATCCAAAAACACAATTCCTTTGAAGCAGAAGAGGGTTGTAATGATGACCTTGCAATGTGCTTAGTAATCTATGCTTGGTTAGTAGCTCAAGATTATTTCAAAGAACTTACAGATCAAGACGTAAGAAAACGGTTGTATGAAGAGCAAAAAAATCAAATAGAACAAGATATGGCACCATTTGGTTTTGTATCTGATGGATTAGATAGTAGTAGTTTTGTAGATAATGATGGAGATAGATGGTTTGTTGACGAATATGGAGATAGGTCATATATGTGGGAATATATGTGATGGATATAAACACTCAGATAAAATATGGACATTTACTACTTACAGATAGAAGATGTAGAACCTGCGGAGAAGAAAAAAATTTAATTGATGGATTTTATAGAACTCGCAAAGATAGAGGACCTGTTTCTTCATCATTTTCTTATGAATGTAAAGAATGTACCGTAAAGAGAGTCGTTGAATCTAAGAAAAAAAATATTTCTTCCACTTTAGATTGGCAATATCCTGATTGGTGAATATTCACGTCCAGTTTTCTCCACGTAAAGTGAATTTTTAATAAATAATTTTTAGTTAAACTGAGATTTACGGAGAAAAACATGGCGACTCCTCAATTATCTCCAGGCGTACTCGTCAGAGAGGTTGATTTAACAGTAGGAAGAGCTGATAATGTTTTAGATAATATTGGAGGAATTGCAGGACCTTTTTCAATTGGACCTGTAGATTATCCAATTGATATTGCAACTGAACAAGAGTTAATCAACAATTTTGGAAAACCACTAACTTTAGATGGTCAGTATGAATACTGGATGAGCGCATCCTCTTATTTGACTTATGGGGGAGTTCTTAAAGTAGTAAGAACTGATGGAGATTATCTTGTAAATGCAAATGCAAAGAGAACAAGAACTGGTGAGATAACTGGATTTAATGCCACCGTCGCTTATAATGTTACCAACGAAACTACAGGTATTGGAACCACTGTTGGTGGAGATTTTACTCTTACTGAAACGGATTATAGTACAAGTGGTAGTGGTACAGGTGCAATATTAAAGGTTAGTATTGCATCTACAGATGGAATTGCAAACGCAAAGTTTTCATCAGTTTTAATTACTAACGGTGGTGTTGGATTTACTACCGCAGATACCATTACGATCAGTAATACTAAAATTGGCGCTACAGTGGGTGTGGCAACAACCGGTTCTATCACTCTTGATATTACTGATATTTACACAACATCTGGCACATCTGTAGTAGGTGATTCTACTTTAAAAATTACTAATTTTGATAATTATAACGAATCTCATGCTGATGATGTTGCAAGTTATATTTTTTCAGCAAAAACTCCTGGTTCTTGGGCAAATGATCTAAAAGTTTGCATTATTGATGATAAAGCAGATCAAACTATTACTGTTGGTTCTACATTTGCTCAGACATTAACTGCAAGAGCAGATAATGGTATTGGACTTGGAGTTACCGTTGCTTTAATCAATCAAAGCATTCCTGGATTAACAACTTCATTTAACGGTTACCTAAAAGGAATTATAACTGGTGTTCAAACTGATGCAATAGATGTTAAGATTGTTTCTAGAGTAGCAGCAGGAACCTCCACTGATATTCCCATTACTTATCAAGAGAGAAACCAAGCAGCATCAATTAGACCAGGAAATATTTTAAGACTTACTGAAGATGGTGGTGTTCTTGGCGCTGTTGGAGTCCATACTGTTGGAAGTTCTTCTTCAAATGTAAAAGACTGGTATGATGAGCAAAGAATTGATTTACTTAATGGATCAATTTATTGGAAATCAATTGCACCAAAACCAGTTTCTAATAAGTATGTCCTTGATAGAAATGGTAAAAATGATGCACTTCATGTGGCAATATTTGATGACACAGGAAGCATTACTGGTGTTCAAGGAAATATTCTTGAAAAGCATTTATTCCTATCAAAAGCAACCGATGCAGTTTCTGCAATAAATTCACCACAGAGAATTTGGTGGAAAGAGTATCTTGCACAATATTCTAAGTATGTTTATGTTGGAGATAACCCATCAGATGCATCAAACAATGAAGAGATTTTTGCAACTGGATTTAGTGAAGGGTTTTCACCTCGTTCACAAACCGAAGGATTGTGGAATGAACCTTCTCAAGATAAAGTCTTTAGTGCGCTTGGAAACGCATTATATGCATTAGGTGGCGGAAATGATTATAAGCAAAATGGAAATGGAGAAACCGGAAGTTTCACTCCATTACTTGGTGATTTATTAAATTCCTACGATCTATTTGAAAATAGAGATGAAATTGAAGTAGATTATTTAATTATGGGTCCTGGATTAGCAAATGAAGATGAATCCAAAACTAAAGCAAATTATCTAGTTTCAATTGCAGAGCAAAGAAAAGATTGTATTGCAGTTGTTTCTCCACATAGAGGAAATGTTATCGGTGTTACAAACACTAATACTCAAACTGATAATATAATCGGATTCTTCACTCAAATGCCATCATCTTCCTATGCGGTATTTGATAGTGGATACAAGTACACTTATGATAGATTTAACAATAGATTCGTGTACATTCCATGCAACCCAGATGTTGCTGGACTTATGTGTCGCACAAATATTGTTGCATATCCTTGGTTCTCTCCAGCAGGACAGCAAAGAGGAATACTTAATAATGCAATAAAATTAGCATATAATCCAAATAAAGCACAAAGAGATAAACTTTATTCCAGCAGAGTTAATTCAATTATAACTCAACCTGGTGTTGGAACTCTCTTGTTTGGAGATAAAACTGGTCTTGGTTATGCATCTGCATTTGATCGCATTAATGTACGTCGCCTATTCCTTACTATTGAACAGGCACTTCAAAGAAGTGCTCAAGCTCAACTTTTTGAATTAAATGATGAAATCACTAGAGCAAACTTTAAAAATATTGTTGAACCTTATCTGCGTGATGTTCAGGCAAAACGAGGTCTTTATGGATTCCTGGTAGTTTGTGATTCTTCAAACAATACTCCTGATGTTATTGATAACAATGAATTTAGAGCAGACATCTTCCTGAAACCAACTAAATCAATTAATTATGTCACACTTACCTTTGTTGCTACCAGAACAGGCGTAAGTTTTGAAGAAGTTGCTGGTACTGTTTGATTTTAAAATAAACAAAAAAGGAGGAACTAAAAATGGCACATTCTATTCAGGATTTCAAATCAGCACTTATTGGTGGTGGTGCCCGCCCCAATTTATTTCAGGTTGATCTCACAATACCAACTACAATTCAAAAAGATGGGAATTATGAAGACAATAAATTTTCTCTTCTTTGTAAATCAGCTGCTCTTCCAGCTTCAACCATAGCTTCTATTGACGTTCCTTTTAGAGGAAGAATATTTAAGGTTGCTGGGGATAGAACATTTGATGTTTGGACCGTGACAGTAATTAATGATCAGGATTTTGCTATTAGAAATACGATGGAAAATTGGATGCAAGCAATTGCACAATATGGAGATGCAAGCGGTTTTGCTAATCCTGAAGTTTATATGCAAAATGCAATCGTAAAACAACTGAAGAGAGGAGGGAATAATGGAACTACTGGAGCAACCGTAGGAACAGAACCTCCTTTTGGTCCTGGACTTGATGTTGCAGCAGAATATCAGTTTTATGATATTTTCCCAACAAATATTTCTGCTATTGATTTGTCGTATGAAAGTACAGACACTATTGAAGAGTTTAGTGTAGACTTCCAAGTTCAATATTGGACCCGTTTAAGATAATAATAAATAGTCAAAATACCTAAAATAAATTATGGCAAGATTGTTTGGATTTTCTATTGAAGATAACGAACCATTATCTCAAGGTGTAGTTAGTCCTGTCCCCGAAAATAATGAGGATGGGACTGACCACTACTTGAGTAGTGGTTTTTTTGGTTCTTATGTAGATATTGAAGGAGTATATAGAACAGAATTTGATTTAATAAAAAGATATCGTGAAATGGCACTTCATCCGGAGTGTGATAGTGCGATTGAAGATATTGTAAATGAAGCAATTGTATCAGATACGAATGATACTCCAATAGAAATTGAACTTTCGAATTTAAACGCTAGCGATGGCATTAAAAAGAAAATCAGACAAGAATTTAAATATATTCTTTCACTATTAGATTTTGATAAAAAGTCTCATGAAATTTATAGAAATTGGTATATTGATGGAAGACTTTATTACCACAAAGTTATTGATTTAAAAAATCCACACGATGGGATTCAAGAACTGCGTTACATAGACCCAATGAAAATGAGGTATGTAAGGCAACAGAAAAAAAACGAAAAAGATAAGTATAGAGTATCTAATATTAATAGCGATAATCCTATGGACTTTGAGTTTCCTCAAATAGAGGAATATTTTGTTTATAGTCCAAAATCAACATATCCTACAGGAAATCCTTCTTCTATGGGAGGATCTCAAGGGATTAAAATGTCTAAAGATTCAATTACTTATTGCACTTCTGGTCTTGTAGATAGAAACAAAGG